CTATCATGACATCGTATTTATTTGCATTTTAGGCTCTGAAAACATCCTTTTGATAACCGATACTTCAGCTTTCAACTGATTTAATACTCCTATTGATTGAGGTAAATCTACATTTGTACGATTGCCATTCAAATCAAATAATGCCTCTGCCTTAATAATACGCTCATCCCTGTTCGATCTTGTTGATGTAGCTATAAAATTAAGTAAGTCGGCTGCTACCTGTAATTGTAAGGCTCTCGCAAATCTGTCTTTATTCTCTACGATTATAGAAGTATAGTCCAATAGGCTAGATATGTCGAAATTCATCCCCCATGTCTCGGATACATAGTCAATATCATTTACATCAAATAGAGTTTCTGCATCCCAATCATCTACTTGAATAGCTCGTATTCCTAGACAATTAAAGTAATTTTCAACATTTGCATTTTCATAATCCCGGTTGTATGCCTTAGCGTCCAGTCCTGATCTTAAATAACCTATATAGTACCTGCCTCCATTCACACTATTTGCATTGGGTAAATCCCAATTTAACGTAGTATGAGTGTCAGTATCCGCAACAGTCGTTATTGTTTCAGAATCATTAAAAGCATTCGTGCTTGAATGGAATAACAATATCTTAACATCTTCAATCCCGTCAAATGTTAACACGAGTTTGTTTAAAACCACGTTAATATCTTTGGTCTTAGCAACGTCAATCTCATAACCTACAAAGTCAGTTGCATTTGTTAACAATTTATTAAAGTCATTCTCATAGTCAAATAAAACCTTATTTTCAATCAAATCATCATTTGAAAATATAGATTTTGCCAGACTAAGAAAAGAACTCTTCATCCTGTCTTTTAGGAATATGTTAAAATTAGCGTCTGAGATTGCCGGATCTTCGTGACATTCTTTGATGTTCTTTGTTGTCATTAATCCAGACACATCATTAATGAATAAGCCGCTACTTGACGCCATATTACCAGCGTCAAGTATGGCATATTTTGTAATGGTAGATTGTCTTAATCCTACCAAACCAAGTAAAGCATCTATTTCAGTTACCCTTATCATCTTATTTCCACTGTTTGAAAATCTGTTGATCTATCGTTGATGTTCCTGTTCCCGTCCCTGTATATTCTGCCTTATATTCTCTAAAACGATTATATACGGTATTGCTGATAGTTACAATGGAATCATTAACTCCATGTTGCCAACTACCAGTGCCTATCGAAGTCCAAGAGTCACTAACAAACTTTCTACCATAAAGAACAACGTCAACCTGTGATTGATTTCCTGTACCTTTTGAGAATGTACATTGGAAGTCCTGATTTGTTGACATATCCTTTTTAGCTGTAAATTTAAACCAACTTACAGTTGTATTTGTAAGCGTGTAATCGGTATTTATCGTTTGCATAGTCTCACTAGCCGGAATGGTTGCAAAACTCGCTGTCTGTGCTGTGGCTGTGCCTATTATCATAAACACCAGTGCCAATATGAATATTAACTTTTTCATATTATAAACCAGTTGTGATTACATTATAAGTAATATAACATCTTATTACTCCGGCAGCCGTAGAAGGTTGCGTCCAAGCTGTTGATTTAAGACTTAATGCCTCCCCTGCTGTAACAGCTAGACCAACTCCACCTGAATATTCAACGTAAGGGGTGTACATTTTATCTGCGGAAGCTCCTAACAAAAATGATGAAGCTATTGTTTTAACAACCGCTAATTGTGCGCCTGTAGAACCTATATTTATAACCATATCATTTCCTCCATCTGTATAAGCAGCAGAAGCATAATCATATATTAATATGGCAGATACAAACTGTAAAACAGTTCCACCAGCAGGGGCAGCAACAAGTATCGCCCCATCTGCATGACCTAAATCTCCTGGATCAGTTCCAATAATTTCAGTTGCAGTTAAAGTAACTAATTCTGTAAACTGTGTTACGTTAGTAGTTAAACTAATACCACCAGTAGAGGAAATTTTCCCACTTCCAATAGTACCCTTTGTTACCGTATTTCCACTAGCCCCAGCAACGGTAAAATTACCACTACCAAAGTTAATATCTGAAGTTGTAGAACCTATTAAGTCAGCTCCTGCACCCAAAGTGATACTTGCAGCTGAGCCAACAGCACCCGTTAAAGTTGTAGTTCCTGTTACAGCTAAATTGCTCGATAAACTTAAACTTGCTGTAGATAGATCACCACCTGTTAACCATGTTTTGAATCTCATATCGGTCAATAATACCTTTTTAGTTGTTGTATCAGATACAAATTCTACTTTATAATATCTGTATCTGTTTGAGGTAGAAATAGTAATAACCTCGTCTAAAGGTAGTGCGCTATTCCATGTAGAAGTTCCAATACTTGTATAATCGCTGCCGGTAAATTTCTTACCGTAAACAGTTATAACAATGTCACCACTTCCTGAAACTGCCGTTCCTGTTAAATAAACATCTTGTACCTGAGGGTAGTCCTTTTTACAAGTAAATTCGACATAATATGTTTCACTCTTCTTGATTGTATCGGATGTGTCAAAAAATACGTCTTTAAACGTTTCGCCAGTCGCATTGAGTGTTGTTTGTGTCAATGTAGCTGATCTATTCTGTGCAGATATTAGCATACTCGCTAATAAGATTGCGGTTATAAAGACTAATCTTTTCATCTTAGGATCCTCCTGCCTGTAGTAAACCTACTTTGAATACTGGATTAGCATTCGCAGTTGTCTCTGGTGCGTAAAATGGGGCTAAGTCACATGATATTTCTACTTCAATATCAATATCCTGAGTTTCTGCAGGTGTTGCGTTATCAGCAGCGGTTGCATATTGGTGAACAGCAAATGTTAAGCCTGATCCTAATGGGTCTGGCATAGTTGAATATTTACCACCGTTTTGGAATATATCACCAAAACCATCACGGTTAAGCCTAGGAATCCAAGGTAAAATGCCAATAGTTCCTTGTTTCAAAATATAACTCATAAAGTTATATCCTGATTCATTTGCAAAACCAGTAGACGCTACACCATTGATTCCCGGTAATTGCCATCCTAAGTTAGTGGAGTTACCTTGTCCTTGCTGTCCGATTTGAGCCATTGCAATATCAGCACCCATGTTATTGATAACATCAAACTGGCCTGAATAATATTGCTCTTTCATAAAGGCTTGAATACGTTGGAAGTAATAATCTTTTTCATCATTAGCTACACCAAACCAAAAATTACTTGCGTCCCATGTGCCTGCCTGAGGTGTCAATGATTCGACTGCCTGTGAGCGGTTAGTATCAAGTGAGCTAATCAATGCTGTTTCTACTCTTTCGTGCCAGTCAATAAATGCACTTCTATATTGGGCTGCTATCATTTCAGCTAATGTAAAAATGTCTTTGTCGGCTTGCTTGATTGAATATTTAAATTTCTGAGCATATACCGAGTAGCTCGCATTTGCTGTACTCGAGTCATTTATGCTACCTGTGTGAGCCGCTGCTCTTGCAGCTGCGTTGGTTGTCGTTTGTTTGTTTAAAGTCTTAACCGTAACGACTGTGCTATCAGACGGCTTCTGATTCCATTGTGCTTCACGTTCGGAGGCACTTATTAAAAAATTAGTGTTTTTCATGAACACGCTTAAAGCTGCTGATGGTTTTACCTTAAATTCAGGCATAAGCATCATTTGATTCAACTTATAATTAGCGGCTGCTTCAACACTATCTGTGTAATTTGCCATAATATTAAATTTTTAAGTTTTTTGGAAATCGGCTATTAGCTTCTGACCATCTGCACCCAAAGGATCAATTTTATTTTCATCCATATGTTTGTAAACGTCATCCATTGACTTGAACTCTCCAGAACCTCCACCTTCATCACTTCCACCACGTCCATCCTTATCAGTCCACCCATTTTGAGTGGCAAATAATGTTAATACGTCTTTAACTGGCAATGGTTTCTCTAATTTATCTTTGAGAATGGTATCTCCTTTTTTGACTACCATATTTCCATCGACATAATCAAACGCATATTCTGTTCTTGCTAGTGTGGCAAATTGATTAGGTTTTATTCCTTTAAGCTCTGGTAAATGTTTTGCTAAGTCACCATTAATTTGATATTCACCTATCTTTGTGTTAAGTGAATTGATCTCATTATCTTTAAGTCCGAGATCGTTTGTGTACTGCTTTTGAAGATTGGTTAATGAAGTATTAAGCTCATCAACTTTTTTATTAGGCTCAATTTTAGCATTTGTTAATGTCTGCTTTTCAAAAGTAGAAAATATATTGTCAAAGTTTTTACCCTCTACATCAATATTAAATTTCTCCTTTACTCGTTTTGCTTCCATTTCTACGCCGGTTACTTTGCCCTCATTGTAACCTTCCTTTTTTACAGTCTCTTTTAGCCCTGTTAGAGCTTCATCGTCCATAAATATCCCTGACTTAAATTCAACTTTTACCTCTTCATCTGAGGTCATTGAGGCTTTTAACGCTTCAATGTCAACTCCCAACGTGTCTGTTAGAAATGTTTTAAACTCTTTTTGTACCATTTTATTTTGTTTTTGGTCTGCCTTTTGATTTTTCCTTTATCTCAGGAACTAACTCATAAAACAGAGTGTTACTATTTTCATTCATTACTTTTGCTGTAAATTCACTAATCCTTACAGACTTTCTTTTTGTCAAACTGTACTTTACTAATTTATTTTTGACATAATGACAATTAAACTCATTGTACGTTGCTATCATCTTTTAATTCTTTAGTTAATAAATAATTATCAAATTCTTTTTGTAATGTCTCTATTGGTTTTGTTAGTAAGTCTATTTCATTTACGGTTTTGAACCATTCATTGAAATAGTATTTTGCCTTTTGATCTTCTGGATTAATGTCCAAATTCTTGACTTCAATATCTTTTAAGTGAATAAAAGGCTCTAATTTAATCCCTTTCTGAGCTATTGTAAGCTGTTCTAAGTCATTGGCAAACTCAGACTGATAGAATTGTATCAAAAGATAGTCTAGTGATACTTTTGGGCTTCCTTTTTCTCTTGCTGTTTCGTACTTTTTCCAAATCACATCAGGTGGTTCTACCAGAAATCTACGTCCATAGCTTATACTTGACCCTTTATATTCACCTAAATAAAACTTTCCTATTAGGTCCGTCATTTTCTTTTCCATGTCCTGGAAGGAATCAGCAAAGTTATTCAGCTGATCATTTACAGGTTGTACATTTAGAAAGGCAGCTGTTGCTGTTTCATTGTTAGCATCTTTAGCCATTTTAGAACCCCACAATGTCAACTGCATCAATGAAAAGATATATTCCTGCTCTATGCGCATTTCCTTCCAACTGTCAATGTCTGGCGTCACATAACCTGCCAAATCAGGAGCGAGTTTTACATCCGTATCCTTTTCAGGTATTTCTAACTGGATCATATCGGTTATGTCCTTAGTCAGATTTTTACCTGTACCTCCGCATGATGAACATTTAATGCCCTTAATATATCCAGTTCCTTTACACACTTTACAATCTGTAAGATACCTCCAAAAGATGGGATAGCCATATAAGAACTCATTAAGATTCTTAATAGTCCCTGTTCTCAAATAGTGGTCAGCAAGGCTTATAATTACTTCAAAAGGGCTTTCATTATAGGTTAAATCGGTATTGATTATATTGGAGTTAATAATAGCAGGCACTATCTTAAACGGATTGTCGAAGGAGGTGTCTTCTACTTCTGTAAAGTTTAGCCCTACCTTCTTAACTATTAAATCTCTTCTGTCATCTACAACTCTGTAAAAGTCACCATCATTATTATCAACTTTAAAAGGCTGGAATATTACCCACTCAGGCACTCTGCCATCACATTCATAATTGAATATTGACTTAATGGATTTCAGAGTAGGATATGTTTTCCCATTAACCCACTCAAAAAATACCAGCCCGGCAGGATCAGTATAATACTTGTTAGCCTGAATGTCTTTTATCCATGTTCGGATAGCTTTGCCATGTCGTACATTGGATAGCTTATCCCTTAACGTTTCCTCTTCTGCACTCTGGTTTAAATTGTAAATATTACCACCACCTTTTGCACTGAATACTTTGTCAACTGGTCTGCTTAAATTGGTGAATACGTAACGATTTGTTGTAAGGAACGTTTTTCTAAGTGCTAATTGTTTTGGGTTTTCTATGCCATCTATCCGTTTAAGATATTCAGCCGTTCCTTTTCCGTTGATATGAACATCAAGTCTTTTGTGTTCTCTTATAGCCTCACTAATCCAGTCAGGTTGTCCAGCATTGATTATTTTTTCAATATCCTTTAACTCTAAAACAGCCATATTTGTAGATATAATTGCTACAAATATAACTAAGTTTTTAGTTATATAGACTGATTATAAATAAGGGAGGGCTTTTTGTTGACGTTACGCTGACATTATGTCAACAATTAAGGCAAACTATTTTTTCCATTAGTATTATTAAAATATCCTTGTTTATTTATATTATGAAGTCCTAATAGTCTATTGAGTTTATATTGTTCTTTGGTAAATAGATACTTTGATGTCACAAACCACTGATCACTGTTAACTCCTCTAACATTATTAATAATCCTATTATATTCGGATATATCATGAGCTGCTATATATGCAACGCCTCTCATAATATAGACTTTTTTGGTTGTGGCGTCACAGCAAATCCACTACGTTGTAACACTTTTTGAGGTCTGAAATAAAGTGTCCAATGATTATAGTTTTCTACTTTGCGCCCTGAACATCTCCAGCGGCTTACCGTCAATGGAACTACTCCGATTTTATGAGCTGCGTATGCTTGACTGCAAATGTACGATTCGTTTGTTTTAGTGTTTATTAGTATCATTTAATATATTTTTGCTCTATTTTTTGAATGCTCCATCATTACATAACGAAGCGCACTTAGCCCATCGGGTTCATGTCCTTGCGGCTCTGGTATTACCTTACCGTTGGCATCTACTTTGAAAAAATATGATTCTATTCCCTTTTTAATTGACTGTGAGCGTTCAGTTAGGAATATGTTATAGCCTCTCAGCTTGTTAATGCCTATCATAACTGAGCCTGGCGACTTCTTAACGCCCTTTATGGCATAGCTGTATTTCTTTATATCGTTGATCTCAGTACGCCCTGCGCTGTCTGCTATGATTAAATGTCCTCTGGTGAACTCTATCTCATCCATCTTGTCAACTATTGCCATCCTTTCAGCTCCTTCCAGCTTCTCCGGGAGTAGGTTATTCATGCAGAACAGTTCATCTACATAGAGATTATTATCTTTTTTGTACACATCTATTAAGATTGTAGGGTCAGGTGATACGCCAAAATCCATCCCTGACTCTATTCTCTTTGCATTGTCGGGGATTTTATCGCAGAAATTATATGTATATATTCTACGCTCTGAATAATATCCTGTTAATCCTAATCCATAGACCCGATACCACTCTGCATTATCTTTGCGAGACTCAATAAAATCAATCTCACTTTGTGGACACATTTCATTATCTATGTAGGTGACTATTATATGGTCACTTATTGAATTACCTTTTTTATCTTTTAGCTTTGGCACTTGCGTATGCGCCCAGAACTCAAAGTCTGGATTGAAGTCGATATAAACAGCCCCGTGAGTACGCCCTATGTAAGTACTTGCTACATCCCATCCAATCTTATTAGCTTCATTTATATACAGCTTACCACGCCTTTTAGATTTACCGGCTTGCTTCTTTATATCTGAAATATACCGAAATTGAATAATGCCTCCGTTGTGTTTAAGGTTCTTTTCAGTTTTGTTAAAATCATTTTCCCAGTCCAATCCAGCCTCTTCATAAAGCATTTTAAAGTCAGATATTGCACCATCCTTCAAGTTGTCATATGTGTCAGTTACAACGGTTGCTGTGTCGCGATCTTTGGCGCAGTCTTCTAATAGTATCTGAGCTATTGATATGTTCTTACCAGCTCCCTGACCACCCTGCACAACCCTTATTTTAGACTTTATAGCACGTATCTTGTAATATGTCGAAGTCCTATATATCATTCCTTATCAGGAAATTGTTTTGAGACGTTTTGGTATTTTATTACTTGGTCTGTTTTCATGTCAACTGTTTGTTGCGCCCTACCATCGAATGTCTCCAGCATCAATTTAAGCGCATTAAACCCATTCGATCCCTTGCTCATAGCCATGTTAACTAATTTCAAAGCAAGTGCCTCTTGGGTAGGCAACTTGAATATGTAGTGTGTTTCTGTCTGTTTTACAAAAGATTCTTTTGGTATTGGTAACTCACCGTCTTTGAGTAACATTTCCTTTAATTGGTTCTTTATTGAAACGGGGCGACCTTTTTTGTTTATATTCTGCGGATTTTTATCAAATCCCTGTGTCCCTGTTAAGTTTTCATTATTTGCCATCATGTCGGTTGTTTGTCGGTTGTTTAACTAAAATTTAAACTCCGTTTATTGGTATGTTTAATTTACCAGATACTACATCATTCATTTTTTGAGGATTTAGATTATATTTTATAATTCTACTCCCCCATTTATTCATGATGTTTCTTGCCCCTTTTAATTCAATTTCTAATGTTCTTTCACCTACTATTCCACCTTCATTTCCTTGTTGCTCTCCTTTTATTGCTAATTTATCAACTCTTAAAATCATTTTATACACGCTGAACATCTGAATAACCATGTCATAATCCTCTTTGTTTAACATATCTTCATCATACTTCAAATCATGATCCAAATGACAATGAAAAGGACCCAATACAGCATTTATTAATGTAAATGGTCTATGTTCTCTGTATTCTCTTTGATCACCTGTATTTCTTTGCATAACTCCCCACATTTTAG